TGTGCGTTCTGCTCTGCTTTTTGAGTAGCGTATGCTGTCACACCTTTTGAAGCAACTCCTGACTGTATCTTATCTTGTGTACTCTCGGCTAGATCGTCTTGCTCTACGCGCATCATAGCTAATGCAGCTTGTAAGTTCGGTCCAAGACTATAAGGAGTAACAGATGCTCCCATTGGCATCCCTACAGTAGCACCAGGGACCATCACGGTTGAATCTACCTTACCTACTCCTGACATAAAGAGTGGTTTGATAACATCAAGATATGTTCCGTCAAATGCAATCTGGTGCATCTTGTTTTGTCCTGCATCATCCCAGAACTCTTTGAAGCATGCTGACTTGTAGTATGCAAAACGTCCTGCAGGGTCTAGTGGTTCGAAACCTGACTTTGCTATTGGGTACACAGGTATAGATACCCATTCATTTTTTATACAAGACATCCTTCTATGCTTGAATGGATTAGAATTATATACATCTTCTTGAGTACCCATAAATACTCCACCTACAAACGTCACTTCTAAGTCCTCGCCACGATAGAGAATAGTAAGTTCTTGTACCATGTTCTTATCTGCTTCTGTCCACTCTATATCGTAAAGTGTGCCATTCTCTTGACCTGCCATATAGTACCTAGTTTGTCCTGCTGTAACGTAGTCAAACAAGTCTTTTCCGTTTTGATCTGTGTGCTTCCCCTGATAGATACCTCGCGCTTCGTCATAAGAGATTCTTCGGAGACGAACTAGATATGGTTGTCGTTGAATATCGAATGTATAAAAATCACCAAGCAATAGTTGATCTACTGGCACAATATGAAGACCAATACCTGACATCACTTCGTCTACCGCTTCCTCCACTCTGTATGATCCGTCCTTGTTTCGTATCTTTATACGCTGTAGTGCTTCCACATATTCTACCTCTACGAACACCGCAGGGTTTACGAGCGCTGATGTAACCATAAACAAGAACTTCATTTCATAGTCCGCCTTCTTTAAGTGGTTCTCGATTAAGATACGCATTACCTTCGCAGTCATCTTGTCTTCTTCGTCCTCTTCATCATAAGCATAGGCCATAGGGTAGAGCATACCTGCAATGAGGTGCGCTAGTATTCCGATAACTTTATTACGCGCAGTATTCTTGCGCCCCTTCCATCGCCACTTCTTATCTGGTGCAACTGTCTCTACTCCTACATAAGCACCGAATGTTTCTTGGTCTAGACGTGTTCTCTCTAAAAGAGAATAACCATCAAACTCATTAAACGAGTGATGTTGCAATCTCCACGCTACATCATAGTCTGTCTGCACTTGTGCAAACAACTTCATTATTTCAACAGGTGGTTGGTACGTTGAAACCGTGAGCTTGTTACCATTACCGTCAACTGGTATTCCATCGCTACCTGTTACTATGCCGGATATCATATTTTTGAGTATATTACTATTATTAATAAAAACATAGAAAGCGAAAGTGGACAACTAATCGTGATACGACACGGAGACACCTGTTTGGAACTCTGCAGGAGACAGTTCGGAGTTCATCACATACCTAATAGGATCCATTGCGTGGTCAAATCCTCCTTCCGGTACTTTTATCAGAACACCATTTTTGTCTGTCTTCCACATATAATTTCGGTACTCCTTAATAACGTTTACCGAATTCTTTGTCACGGACATCTTTTGCTGTTGAACGAACTGAATGCCGGTATTTATAGAGCCTGGTCCTTTGATCGCCGGTAGTATATTTATACCATACATTTTTATCTCATCTATACTCTTAGGCTCTGCACTATCTGCTATGACCAGTGTTTCAGAGTTAGGTAAATTATTAATGAAGTTGGCTATTGTCTGGTTAGACATACCCTTCCTATAGAAAAGCTCCTCGACTATGTACCCTCCGTTGTACCTGTATATATTCACAAGACATGACGGATCCACAGAGTACCCGAAGTCTAACCCTCTTGCTACTAACCGTGCCTCGTGTGGCACGTCATCAATAGTTGCCCAGTTTGTATAGATACGTGATTCAATAGCACCTAGTTGACCTAATCCATACACAGTCCACCACGCTTTATTATTCTTGTGCGATTCTATTTCGTCTATAGTAATTTGGTCTAGTGCTTCATTGTCTTTGTACGTTAATGTTATGAAGTCAATATCTTTTCTGTTTGGTAACATCTCGGTATAGAACCAGAACTCTTCACTAGGGTTCCAGTCTAGCCACACTATCTTTCTAGTACGAGTGATAAGTTGGTCTACAATGTTGTAAGGAAGGTTGTTACATTCGTTAACATACAACACGTCACGACGTGGACCGTGCGCCTTTCCGTATGTATCCACAGAGAAGAACTGAACCTTGCTTCCACCTTCGAATGTATACGTGTGCTTTGTACCGTGCCATCTATCCTCTTCCCAATAACCTCTGTCGCGCATTATGTTTTGAAAGTCTAACATCGCTCCCATCTCTAAGTGTGGGAATGATTCAGAAACGACACTTATAAGTTCGTTCTCGGTACTCTGTGCGTAGTCTATGCACCATATTAAAATAGAGATAGTTTTAGAAGCTGATGTACCTCCTGCAACAGCTCGTATTCTTTTCTCTAAAGCGAATATCTTAGCTGTAGCAGTAGTATCAGAAAAATTAAACTTTCTTACTTCGTCCTCCATAGATAGGTGTAGGGATTGGCTTACCATCAGTGGTGTGATCTAGTCTCTCAAGTGACTTGCCATAGAGTCTATCTACTAGCTTGTCTAAGAGTCCTTTGTCATCTTTACTGAGTGCCTTTTCAAGATACTTGTACACAATATCTATCTCATCAATAGGCTCTCCTGTCTTTGAGTCTTTAATACGCTGAACGGCTATTTTAAAGTGTGTGTGAAAACTAAGAGCGCCCTTTGGCCTACCGTTAGGGTTAGCTATATTACCTTTTACGAAAGGTCTCCCTCTTCCTCTTGGTTTTGCTTTTGGTTTTTCGTTTTCCATAGTAGTGGTTCTCCATTTTTAATTATATTCTCATTTCCAGTAAAGTCTACATACTTTGGATCAAGCTCCATTCCGTAACATACACGCCCTGTCTTTTCAGAGGCGATAAGAGTAGAGCCTGAACCCATAAATAAATCAAGGATAATATCTTCTTGTTTTGAACTATTAATAATTGCTTTTACAATAAGCTCAATTGGTTTCATTGTTGGATGATCTCCGTTTTTTGAAGGCTTTTGCATATCCCACACGGTTGTTTGCTTTCGATCTCCATACCATGAATGTGTGGCACCATCTCTCCAACCGTAAAGGATAGGCTCATGTTTCCACTGATAGTCTGATCTACCCATAACCATGGAATTTTTGTTCCATATGATGCTTGCTTTGAGTGCAAACCCTGCTTCTTTGAAAGCTTTTCGAAAGTTCAACCCCTCCAAATCTGCGTGGCATACATATATTGCCCCTCCTTGCTTAATAGCAACACTGTAGTTTATAAAAGCATCATATAGAAACTTGTAAAAATCACCATCTGTCTTGTTGTCGTTTTCTATCTTCATCCCAGATGACCCCTCATAATTAACATTATATGGAGGATCAGTAAAAACCATGTCTGCTTTGTTGCTATTCATCAAACGCTCAACATCGGTAATGACAGTGCTATCACCACAAAGTATTCGGTGTCCTCCTAGCTCATACAAATCACCTAAAATACTTTGTGGTTCTTCTGGTGTGTCTGGTACGTCCTCGTCCTTGTCCTCTGTTTCAATAAACATCTCCTCACGTATTCCTTTGATCTCAAACGAATCAAAGTCTATCTCTAAGCCTTCAGTAAACAACTCAAAGGAGGCTCGTGTTATCTCTCCGAACTGTGACGATACTTCTAGAGCTTTCTGCTTTGCTTCCTCCAAGTTCTTCGCTTCTATTTCCACATAAGGTATCTCGTCTATAACGATACCATCTGCTACAAGTTCCTCAACAGCTTTCCTACGTCCTGCTCCGTCTATAACGTAAGGCTTCTCAGTCTTAGTATTTAACCACACTATTACAGGAAACGACCACCCTCCTTTCTTGATAGCATTCTTTAATTTGGTTACGTCGCGCTTCGGGTCTTTGAGCGTGTTGAAGTCCCATTGTAAAAATGTAGACGAGTCCACTACCTTTAACGACTTAACTTTGTTGGTTACTTTTTGCATGCTTTGTTGAGTAGTTCAAGCCCACTTAATTCTTTCTTTTTCTGTGCAGGCTTAGTAATAGGTAGTGGCTTTCGTAAGTCCACCTTGTCACCTCCTAGCGCCGGGTGGTTAATTATTTTCTTCATCTGTAGTTGTTGCTCCGTGATTACATTGCTTAGGGTTCTCTGTAACAATAACAGCGTTTGTAGTAGCTAAGGTTGATGCCACAGAACAAGCGTTCTCAAGTGCCGCTTTAAGTACTAGATACGGATCGCGCACCCACTCTTCTACTACGAAGTCCTCTGGTGCTGATGACATGATCTGCTCGTAGATAGCAAGGAGAGGCTTCTTGAGAATATCTCCGTCCTCAAGACTCTCTGATATCTCTTTGAAAGCAATACCTGCGCCTTTAACTGTTCCGCCTTGGAATGCTAGACGAACAGCGTTAACAGCGTCATCACACTTATCCTTTAATCTCTTTCGACTAACGTCAGTTCGCGCTCCAACCTTTAGAATAGCGAAGCCTCCGGTTAGCTGTGAGATGCGTGAGCTTAAGAGCTTCTTTGCAAACTCTGACTGCTCTCCACTTAATCTTTTCTCTAGAACCTCTACTCGTGCAGCGATTGACTTTTTTGTTTCATCGTTGTCCTCACCTGTGATAATAGCACTGTGAAGCTTTGCTACTACTTTCGAAGCGAAGCCTACGTCTGACAATTGAATATCGTGTAGTGCAGACTGTTCCATGTCGATGTATCTCCCACCTAGAACTGCGGCCATATCTTTCATCACCTCTGCTTGGTCAGTGTATGGTGCGTTAATAGGAAATACCTGAAGTCCTGTATTAGCAGACTCCATACACAGTTTGATAGCATCAGGTGAGAACGCTCGGCCTACGAAAAGAACACCAACATTCTTCTTTTGAATGATGAGTGGTTTGAAGATACTCTCTCGTAGAGCGATGATATCAGTATCCTGTATAACGTAGTTTGTAAGGATAGTATGAACGTTAGCAAGCTCTAGTGACTGGTCCTCCGGGTTGGTAACCACAAGTGATGTTCCAAAGCCATTATCTAGCTTTAAACCCTTGACAATCCGAATAGATGATGTTGGCTCTGCTGTTTCCTCGCAATTAATAACGCCATGTTTTCCGATAGCAAATTGAGTCTCTCCGATCATCTTCGCTAGCTCATCATCCTCTACTGAAACCTTCGCAGAATTCACAAGTTGTTCTAGGGTTTCAATAGGTGTAGCCATCTCTTCTAGCTTTGCGATAACGTTCTTTGATGATGTTTCAATCATACGAAGCACCTCTGATGGAGTCTTCCTAGCAATCAAAGTCTTTTCATTAGGTAGTAGCTTGATAGACTCCTTAAGGATTGCCTGAGCTAACGCCATAGATGATGAGGTTGCGTCCCCTACTTGATCATTAGTCTTAGCAGATGCCTCGTGTAAGATAGTAGCACCTCGTCTTTCAAACTCGTTCTTAATTGAACCTACTATCTCGGTTGATACTGTAAAGCCATCGTTAGTAACTCTATTCCCCTTCTCGATAAGTACATTGAATCCGAACGGACCCATAGTACTCTTCACAGCATCTGCGATGTAGTTCGCTCCTTTGAGAACTTTGTTTCTAGCTTCTAATCCTACAATTGAAATCTTTGGTTGTACTGACATAATTATTTTTCTTCTATTGGTTTAATAAACGGTTTTGTAATTCCTACAACTGGTACCCTATTCCCATACTTGTCCACAAACTTAAGCTTACGACGATCCTTCCTATTTAACCGCATTGCTTGTTCGTATTTCATGCCTGCTCTCGTTTAAGCTTTCTTGCTCTTACTAACTTCTTCGCTATCTTAAGCCTGTCGGCTTTCGATGTTTTCTTCCACCTTGCATTAACACGCTCTCGCATAATACGAGAGCGCTCCTCCGGTGCAATTTTCGCCCATTGCTTTTTATTAGCTAAACTATGTTTTTCGCTCATATACGCCAATTATATATATATTTAGCATTGTACGCAATAATACCCCTGTGGATAGCGTACGTTGACATACTAACGTACACGGAATATAATGTGTGTGTATGCAACAAGAAATACAATTATATAAAGAAGAAACAATTATTATTAATAAAGTGAAAGAATTAGATATAGTAGACTCGTCTACTATGGAAACAGCAACAGAAATGTTGTCACAACTTAACAAAACAAGTGATCGTATAACAGAAGAAACAGAAAAGGTTACACGACCACTACTTGATGCGCTGAACGCAGAGCGTAAGCGTTGGAAGCCTAGCTTAGATCTACTCAAGGAGTCCATTGATATTGTTCGTACAAAGATTATTAAGTATCAAACAGAGGCTAAGAGACTAGCACAAATAGAAGAAGAAAAGATAGCAGCTAGAGTTGGTGAAGGGAAGGGAAAGCTTAAGATTGAGACAGCGGTCACTAAAATAGAAAACATAGACAGACCAGAAGACAAAGTGGCAACTGACAGTGGATCTATATCATTTAAAACAGTGCAAAAGTTTGAGATCACAAATATGGCAGCAGTACCAGTCGACTACATCCTGCCAAATGAAACAGCTATTCGTAACGCTATGAAACTAGGTAAAAAACTACCAGGAGTCAGATACTACGAAGAGCAAGTACCTATTAACCGAAGATAATAATAACACTATGGGACTCTACGAATCATCAAAAGGAGACTTCAAAAACACAGAGGATATGGATACAGCTTATATCTATAATGCTCTACAAAAAGCTAAAGCTAACCGACATCAAGGCAATATTGCAGTTTTGGAGGCAGAATTAGCAAAAAGAGAAGCTGAAACAGCAGCGTAAAAAACACAATTTTTACTAAAAATCGACAAAAAAGAGGTATTTGCATACCTCTTTTTTGCATTTTGCATACCTCTTTTCTAGGTATACAAACCAAACGAGCTATATAACACAAAGGTTTTTTACCATTTTGTATACCTTGCATACCTTGCATACCTTTTTCCCTAACATCTCCCCACAGAGGTGGTGGATACCCCCCTGCATACCCCTCCCTATTCTCTTATTTATCTATTTATATAGAAATTAAGTATACAAGGTATACAAAATAGAGAGAAAAGCTATATACCACAAAGGTTAAAAGGTTGCATACCTGCCCTGTTTTCAGGTATACAAAGGTATACAAGGTATACAAAATAAATAGTTATCCACATACGCCAAATACACTCTTTCAAACCTCATGCTATGCTATTTAGTACAACCATGTTAAACAGCTTAAACAACAATTTTAATATTTCACGACAAAAAAGAAGTCTCCGAACACAAGGTGTTAAGCTACCTTACATGGTCGGAGACTTCTTTTTTGTATTGAGAATAATTTAACAAAGTATGAACAGTCCACTAATAGAAAAATACGGTAGAGAGAAGCGTTGGGTCAACTGGAAGCTAGTGCCACTAGAAAAAGGAAAGACCACAAAGGTTCCGTATAAAACAAAAACAGTAAAGGCGAAGTCAAACGACCCACTAACCTGGAACACGTACGAAGCAGTATCAACTGCGGCAGATAACGGATCTAATGGCTTTGCAGGAGTAGGTATAGTACTGCACGATGGAAAACTAATCTGTATAGATATAGACCACGTAGTAGAGGAAGGAAAGGTAAAACACGCCCAAGCGGACGTTATTCTAGCACTCCTAAAAAAAGCTAATACCTTTACGGAGATATCACAATCAGGTACAGGACTCCACATATTCCTAGAATGCACCACGCCATTTGTCCCCATTGCTAACAAAAAGGCTCCTTTTGAAGTGTATGCTGAGGTTCGATTCATCGCCACAACCAATAATCCTTTTAATAAGGCTATACCAGTGAGGACGGTAGACGAAGCTGAATTATTACAGATTCTCTCCATAATCGGCTATCCATGGGGAAAGGATACGAAAGACCAAGAAAAAGCAGACATACCCAATTATCAAGCTCCGCTACAGGACGGAGAGTTGGTGGAGAGGATGTTTGGTGCTAAAAACGGAGAGGAGATAAAAAGCGTATACAATGGGGATATAACCGCACACGATAACGACCCATCGAAGGCAGATATGAGCTTACTGGCTCACTTAGCCTTCTGGACCAGGAAGGATCCAGTGCAAATGGAGCGTATATGGGTATCATCGCCTCTAGGTAACCGAGAAAAAACGAAGGAGAGGGCTGATTATAGGGCAAGGTCAATCAAAAACGCAATAGATAGGTGTAAGGAGGTTTATACGATTTCAGAGCAACAGAAGGCAAAATTTCAAGCAGGAGAGCTAGACCTACTCTTTGTGACTAACGAAAAAGGGGTTAAAGTCTATACACAGAACACGGAGAACATGGCTCGTATCCTACGAAAGCACGAGGCCTTTAACGGTGGGTTTAGATACGATGCATTTAGGAACCTGATGGAGATTAGGGATGGAAACGAATGGAGGAACTTGATAGACTCTGACGCTATTACGGTACAGACGAAGGTGTCCATACTATTCCCCTTCTTTGGCAAGGTTGGGAAGGACATGATTTATGACGCTATAACGCTAGTGTCACGAGAGAACCAGTACGACTCTGCGATTGATTACGTGACAACAATTAAGTGGGACGGAGTAAAACGCCTAGACCAGTGGCTCACCAAGACATACCAAGTGCCTGATGATATCTACCACCAGAAGGTGGGGAGTAACTGGATGAAGGGGTTGGTGAAGCGAATAGTAGAGCCTGGATGTAAGTTTGACTATGTACTTGTGCTAGAAGGCGAGCAAGGTACGAAGAAGTCCACCTCGCTTGGAGTACTAGGACAGATATCGCCTAAGTACAAAATTCACGTAGAGACTACGATGAGTACTGACAGTAAGGACTTCTTCATGCAGTTTCAAGGAAAGGCTATCATAGAGTTCTCGGAAGGTGAAACACTATCACGCACAGAGGTAAAGCGAATGAAGGCGATCATCACCACACAGGTTGATAAATACAGACCTGCGTATGGACGAACATCAGAGGACTTCCCTCGTAGATGTGTGTTTGCGATGACCACGAACCAGAGCGAGTACCTAAAGGACGAAACTGGAAACAGACGATGGCTACCAGTAGCGTGTATCGGATCAGCGAACATAGCCTGGCTCCAGGAGAACAAGGAGCAACTCTTTGCAGAGGCATACCATCGCATCTCGGTAGACAAGGAGACTACCTACGAGTTCCCTGAAGAAGAAACAAAGAAGGCACAGCTATCACGAAAGGTTGGAGACCCTAACACTGATCTAGTAGTAGATTGGTATGTCACAAAATGTGGCATGGATCACAAGCGAGAAGGAGTAACTATTCAAGACGTATACTCAGGAGCTTTCTTAGGGAATTTCACCTCTAATAGTAAGGGGATGGAGAGAGGAAGGGAGATGTCGATAGGGTCAATACTACAAGACGTATTACAGCTAACCAAGAAGCGAGTGATGAGAAACGGAGTGTCTCAGACGAGATACTTCGATGAGAACAACAGGTTCGTAGTCCCTACTGACCTAGACATGCTATTAGGAACTAAGATGCCAAGCGTAGAGGAAATGCAAGGCGATAATAACTAAACAAATAAATAAACATATGAAAGTAATAACAATTATTGGTGCTGAACAAGTAGTACAAACAAGTGCACTTGCTTTTGGAAAAGTGGACCTTGTCATAGAGGGAACAGATAAAACTTCTATATCAGACGGATATCACACATTTGATGAGTTATACGACCATAGAATTACTTTATACATAGCCTTAGCAAAGCAGATAACCCATCAACCATACTGCGATGATAACAAGTTTGGAGTATGGAAATCTAAGCTACACTCAGATGGATCTTCTTTTGATGGATGGTTTGTTTTAGGAATTGGAAAAGAAAAAGGTAAACAAATTACTTATCATATACCTCTAGGATACTGGTGTGTTACTGACTTTGCTGAAGAGTTAGAAAAAGCACCTGACTTTGACGGTCACTCATCGCAAGATGTTATAGCTAGAATAAGTCAACTATAAAAATGAAAGGATCATTTGCAAACTTCTTAAATAACCGACCAGATCTAATGTGTAAGCATTCTAGGTCTGAATGGTGTAATAATTGTGTTGGTAAAAATGTTAGATTGATACAAGAAACATTGCCTGACGGTTCTGTTACTAAAGGGTTCTATATAAAAAATATATGATCATAGGCTCAATACCACAACAAGGAGAACAGATGAAGCTAAACAAGTGGTACTTCGGAGTTGAGATTTTAAAGTATCCATCAACTTTCCACTATCAAGGCTTTGCTCTAAGACCAAGTATTCTATTCTTGTGCATGAAGGTTACAGACTACGGTACTGAACATCTAGAAGCTAACGGTAGACCACGAGAACAAAAGGGAGGTTGGAAAAGGTATACATTCCCATTCGGGATTCAAATAAATATAATCTAAAGATATGGCTAACCCATTTAACGTTCGCTTCACATCACAATGTCACCACTGCGAGGAAGACGTCCCTGCAGGTTCTAAGATGTACGCTCACAAAGGAGGCTTCTACTGCGTAGACTGTGCCAAGCGAGGTGACCTAATATGTAAGTGCGGAAACTATAAAAAGGAAGAATACGAGCTATGTTACGAGTGCAGTATGGCAGAAAGAGAGCGACAAAACTCTGAATATTCTAGTGACGATACGCCATTTTAGCTGTCCACATATCCACATAGTTATCCCCATTTCCCTTGTTGCTTTTATAACGTACACAGAATATAATATAGGGGTAGTAGAAATACTACACTTATTATAAACCTGAGAATGCAGGTAACCAAAAAAATATGGATAATCTACCACCAGATTTTATTGAAGAAGAAGACGAGTTAGTAGAAGAGGATTTAGATGAGATTCTAGCTGAATGCGAGGAAGAAGATATGTCCGGTCCATTACTAAATGATGATCAACGATAATCTTATGACAACACAAAACAACAATGAATGGGAAGAAATAGACCTCGATATCCCTACATTCTACAAGCCAAAAGTAAAGAGCGAGTACCCAAAAGCACTCCTTATAGCTTTCTTAGTTCTTGGTACAGTAACACTACTCCTCATGTCTATGCACACAGCACAGACAGAGGCTATTAACGGTTGGATAAATTAAGTATGAAACTAGAACAACAAGTATGCTCACTAGAGCTTGCAAAGAAATTGAAGGAGTTAGGAGTGAAGCAGGAGAGTCAATTCTGGTGGCACACAGATAAGGCTTTTATTGGTGATGACCATATGTATGTTGT